CGCGTTGTAATCAGCGGCGTGGATCATCAGGTTGTGCGTGTTGAGACGACAGAGCAGGACAACACAGCGATTGTGTATGAGATCTATCTGAGAGTCTGACGATGGCACGCGAGATCAAGATCAAGGATATTGCTGGGCTGATGGAAGATGAGGTTGAGCATGTTGTTAGGGCAACTGCATTGGAGTGGACAGCCGCAGTAAAAGAGCAAACTCCTGTTCGCGTGGTTTTATCCTCTGACCCACCTTCTTACAAAGGAGGCGGCGACTTGCGCAATGCTTGGCAAACGCAGATTGGCAAGTTTCAAGCCACGATCACAAACAACATGGAATATGCAGAGCCTGTGTTGTACGGCAATAACTTGCCGCCTTCTTGGCAGGGAAGCTATCGCACACGGCAAGGGACTATTCCGGGCTTCCCTGACTTGCTTGGCAAAGAGATCGCAACCAAACGCGTGCCTAAATTTATTGAAGCGTTTAGGAGGCGGAACTAATGGCAGCAGCAGATCTTAATGCAATTCGCGCGACGATAGAAAGTCGTTTAGCGACAGAGCTTGAAAACAGTCCAACGCTGCCTGTCGTTTTTCACAACATGGCCTACGAGCCAGCACCGAATACGTCATGGGTGCAATGCCTGACGACTTTTGGGGCAGGAGAGTATTTAAGCCATGGCGGTACAACTAATTCTCAAAACCGCATCGTTGGCTTGCTGCTGCTCAACATCTTCTCGCCAAAGGGCGTTGGCCCTGGGGCCAATTACGTCATTGGAAAACGCATTCGAGACCTTTACAATAGAGCCATCGTGTCGGGGGTTTTCTTCGACGCTCCCACAGGCCCAGAGGCATTGGCATCGCCAACACCCGAAGGCTTTTTCCAAACTCAGGTCCGTGTGACCTTTGAATTCATCGAGGAACTCTGACCATGGCTACTATTCGCGGCGAGTCTGGATCTGTCGAATTTGAAGCTGCAGGGGGTGCTCTTGCTGCTGTCGTTGGCACCAGAAGCTGGAGCCTGACAATTACCAAGGAAACCTTGGATACCACTGTTCACGGAAACACCTTTCGGCAGTTTGTTGGCAGCTTAATTAGTGGCTCTGGCACTGTTGAGCTTGTCTACGATCCTGACGCAAGCGGTCAAGCTGCATTTATTGAAGATGTGGTGAATACTGGCGACCCAGCTGACGCCAAGTTTGAGTTGTTCACGACTGGCACAACAAATGACAGCGATTCCGTGACCTTTAACGGAATTATTACTGACATGGAAATCACTTCCACTGTGGGTGAACTGGTTGTAGCGTCCTGCAGCTTTATTACCAGCGGCACTATCACTTCCAACCTTGAGTGATAAGGCTATAGTTTGAGCAATTGAGTTGTTTACTTAATGCCTGCTCAGGCTCGCACTGTTGATTTGCTGGTTGGGGCGTTTGACCTCAACCAGCGTCGCAAATTTGAACTGAAGAACGCAGACGGCAAAAAGGTTGTTGATCTGTTCTTTAAGCCGATCACACGCGCAGATCGTAAGAAGGCGCAAAGCTTGGCTGGCACTGACGAGGCATTAGACATCAGCACGCAGATGCTGTGTCAAATGGCTGAGCTGGAGGATGGCAGCAAAGCGTTTGCCGCTGCCGATGCGGCAAAGCTGCAGAGACAGCTGCCTGAATCTGTGTTGAATGAGCTTGAGCTGTTCTTGTTTGGTCTTGGCGAAGAGACCGAAATGGAGGAGGCAAAAAACGACTGAAGCAGGACAGCTGGACTCTGTTTGAGTTTCATCTGGCCTGCGAGCTAGGCATGACCGTAAGCAGGCTCCGCACTGAGTTGACCGATGCGGAGCTTGTGCATTTTGCTGCGTATTACGAGATCAAGCGAGAGGAGGAGGAGAAGGCAATGGATCGCGCAAAACGGAAGCGGCGGTAGGATAGAAGCATTGCTGGGCAGCCGTGGCAAGGTCATCTGTTGAGCTTATTGTTGATGCCTCTAAGGCGATCAATCCGCTCAAGCGTGTCACGGCTGAAACAAAAAAGCTTGAATCTTCGGTTGCTAAAGCTCAAAGCGGTATTCGTCGTACAAACCGTGCATTTAAGGAAACTGGTCGTGTAGCTGAACGCGCTTCAAAGGGCGTAAACAAGCTTGGAGGAGCCATCCGTGGCTTAGTCGCTGGTTTTGGGGCTTTTCAAGCAGGTAAGTTCGTCATTTTTAAGACGGCAGAACTTGAGAGGCAGACAAAGAGCCTTGAGGTTCTAACTGGCTCGCTTGGCAACGCGCGAAATATCATTAGCGAATTGCAAGAGTTTGGCGCGGTAACGCCTTTTACGAGCACAGAACTAATTGAGACGGCAAAACGTTTAAAGGCGTTCGGCTTTGAGACTGAGCAAGTTGTTGATGTCACTAAACGTTTAGCAGACGTTGCTGGGGCAACCGGCGCTGACCTTGGCGGCATCGCAACAGCGTTTGGTCAGATTCAAGCAAAAGGTCGATTGCAGGGTGAGGAGCTGTTGCAGCTGCAAGAGCGTGGCGTTGGCTTGCAGGATGAGCTACAGAAAATGTATGGGCTCACTGCAGACGAGTTCCGCAAAGCATTAGAAGGCGGGCGAATTAGTGCAGATGCCGTCAACCTAGCCCTGCAGAACATTACAGAAACAGGCGGTAAGTATGCCAATGGCGCAATCGCTCAGTCTGACACGCTTGCAGGCAAGTTCAGCACTTTGGTTGATCAAATTGAGCGTGTTGCGCGAACTATTGGCGAAGTGTTGACGCCCGCATTGAAGGGCGCCTTGTCATTCGCGATCCAAACTGTTGATCGTATCAATCAAGCCTTTGCGGCGGCGTCAATTACGGAGCAGCAAAAACAGGGCTTTAAGTTAGAAGCCGAGCAAGAGGTAATGCGTTTTGCTGGCCCTATGCCAGGAGGACCATTTGGTGCTGGCGAAGTTGTTGTAAGGCATCTTGGCAAGACATATAAGGGGTCGGCTTCGTCGGTTGTTTCTCAGATCACGAATGATTTGATCAATCAAGAAGTGCAGCGCAGAGTCACAGATGCAAGAGGCCCAGGCTTTACGCCTACAGTTATGACTGATCCACCTGCTTTGCTTGACCGTACTAGCTCTACCGGCGGCGGCAAAGATCCAGCAAAGGCTGCTAAAGAAATAGCAAAAGCTTCTGCCGAAAGAGTTCGTTCGCTAAAGCAGCAAACCTTGCTGGCCGCTGCTTTGACAAGCGAAGAGCGGAAACAATTTGAACAGCAGATTCAAATTGCAGACATCCTTGAGAATGCAAAAGGCTTAACAGATGATCAACTTAAAGCTGAGCTTCAGGCAACGATTGCTTTGCATGAGCAGCAAAACGAAACAGCTGAATTGCTTAAGCTGAATGAACAAAGAGCGCAGCAAGAGAAAGAGATTGCTGATCAACAAGCAAAAGCGGCGGCAAGAATGAGTGCTCTTTACGAATCAATCGGACAATCTATTTCTACCGGCATTGTTGATGCCTTGTCTGCTGCCGTTGATGGCACCAAGGCACTGGCCGACGTTGCCGCTGACACGCTGCGGAACATTGCCAATATCTTGTTGCAGTTTGGTGTTAACACTGCGCTAGGCGGCATCCCTGGAATGTCTGCTTTCTTTGGTGGGGGCAAGGCCAAAGGCGGTACGGTTACTGGTGGCCGCTCTTACATGGTCGGAGAAAAAGGCCCTGAGCTATTTACGCCTGGTCGTACAGGCAGCATTGCACCATCAGGCAGCTTTGGTGAAACTAGCGTTGTTGTAAATGTCGATGCGTCTGGATCGCAGGCACAAGGCAATCAGCCAAACGCCAAGGCACTGGGTGCTGCCATTGGAGCGGCTGTGCAAGCTGAGCTGGTCAAGCAAAAACGTCCTGGAGGCTTACTGAGCTAATGGCAACCTTCCCGTCAATCAGTCCCACCTATGGCGTACAGAAGCGCAGTGCGCCTCGTGTGCGTTCAATTCAGTTTGGTAGTGGCTACCAGCAGCGTGCTCAGTTTGGGATACAGCAAAACCCAAAGGTCTATAACTTGACCTTTGAAGTGTCGGAAAATGATGCTGACACGATCGAAGCGTTCTTGGACGCGCGTGGTGCGGTAGAAAACTTTGATTTCACGCCGCCTGGTGAAACCAGTGTCAGTAAATTTATTTGCCGTGAATGGTCTAAGTCAATTCCGTATTTAAATCGCGCTACTGTCACGGCTACGTTTGAGCAAGTGTTTGAGACCTGATGGCTTATCCGTATTACAACGTTGACGGCACCAAGTCGATCCACGCTTGGCGAGGGGATAGAGAATATGCGATTGGCGATGTGGTTCGTGCTAATCCGTCAAAGGGCAACACTCTCGCTTTTAAGTGCATCGAACTGCGTGCTGTTGCTCCTGGCGAGAAGCCTAAATCAGACACTGAAGAATCTTATGCAACCTTCCCCGAAAACGAGCCATCGTTTCCGTTCAAGATTACGCAAACACTTGAAGATGGCGATATTACTTGGGAAGCATTTGAGCCGTTAGCAGAGGAGCTGCTGCGCCTTGCGCCAACTGCAATTATTGATTTGTTTGAGATTGAGCTGACTCAAGCTGTTAACGGTGTAAATGATACGTTGCGCTATCACCCAGGCAAAAACGGCTTGACGGAAACTATTAAGTTTGGCGTTTATCCGGAAGGCCATGCACAGGTAGGTAATCAGATCGAATACCCTGCTGTTCCAGTTGAAATAGATGGTTTCGAGTTTTCTGCAAAAGGCGCGTTGCCACGTCCAACGCTTCGAGTCGCCAACGTTAACAATGGAATTACTGGCTTGCTTTTGTTGTACAACCCATTAGCGGCAGAAGTTAGACGCATTCGCACATTTGCTAAGTTCATTAACACAACAAACTTCGATACTAATCCAACATTCACCAAAGAGTCAGATGTCGAGGACGCTTTGATCACGCAAAGTGGAGACACCTTGATTGAGCAGACATTTAACGACACAGCAGACCCTGATGCCAAGATTGTTGAGACGTGGTACATCGACAGAATTTCATCTGAAAATCCGCAGTTTGTAGAATTTGAGCTAGCGCCAAAGCTTGATCTGACAAATTTAGCTTTACCTCGCAGGACTATCGAAGAGTTTTGCCCGTGGACTTATCGCGGTGGTAGGGAGTGCCCTTACGTTGGTGATAGGTGTTTTACAATTGACGACCAAGAAATTACGACTGGCACGCAAGCAGAAAAAGAAGCTGCGGATGTTTGCGGCAAAAGACTGTCTAGCTGCCAGGCAAGATTCGGGCCGGAAAACTTGCCTTTTGGAGGATTTTATGGCGCAAGACTTCAAGCGTGAAGCCGAAAGGCACGCGCACGCTAAATCGCCTGAGGAGTCATGCGGTTTAATCGTCAATAGCAGTTACTTCCCATGCCGTAACATCGCAAATGATCCAAGGTCAAATTTTGTTTTAGAGCCTGTCGATTATGCGCGTGCTATGTACTTTGGAGACATCGAAGGTGTCGTCCACTCGCATCCAGACGGTACTCCAGTTAGTGACGCAGACCGTAAAGCTTGCACCCAAACCGGACTGCCCTGGTTCGTATATTCTGTGCCGGACAAAGAATGGTTGACTATCAATCCTTAGTCGGCCTGCAGTGGGAATACGGCAAGCAGGACTGCTACACGCTGGTGCGGCAATACTATGAGTTGATTGGTGTCAAGCTGCCAGACTTCCCGCGACCTGAGGATCTTGGTACGACGGACAGCATTTTTTTGCGTTACGCAAAGTCACTTGAATTCCGGCCTGTTGCGATAGACGATCGACAGAAAAGCGATCTGTTGGTGCTGCGCCTTGGTACGAGAACACCAATGCACGGCGCGATTTATGTAGGCGACGACAAGATTCTGCACCAGCGTGTGGACAGCATCAGTGCGGTAGAACCGTTACGGCAGTATTATCGAAAGAGGATTGCGGCTGTTTTTCGTCATGCAACTTGTCATGCTGGCAGGTGAGCTTGGCGAGAAGTACGGCAAGCGCCACGAGTATTACAACCTGCAGACGCCAGCAGATGCGATCAAGCTGCTGTGCATCAACTATCCGGCGTTGAAGCAGGACATGATGCAGGCGCACCATAACGGCGTTGGATACAAGGTGATCCAAGGTGGTGCGGCGATGGGGTATGACGAGCTACAGCTGCCGTTTGGGAGCAAGCCATTGCTTGTGGTGCCTGTGATTTCTGGTGCAGGTGGTGGCAGCACGACACAGATATTGGTTGGGGTTGGCTTGGTTGCTGCGTCGTTCTTGATTCCTGGTGCTGGATTATTCGGCACTAGCTTTTTAGCCGGAGCAGGAACTTTGGCTGGTGCAACAGCGCTGTCTATTGCTGGCACGGCTGCAGGCGCTCTCGGCGCAGGTCTGATCCTTTCTGGCACTGCAAACCTGATTTCACCGCAGCCGCAACTCGGCAATCTTGGTGGAAACAGAATTAGAGGCGAAGGCACTAACGTGCGTGGTCCTGGCCCTGACGGTGTATCACGCGGTGCGATGGGTCATGCAAACTATGCCTTTACTGGACCAGCTAACACCGTTGGAACGGGAGCGACAGTGCCAGTTATCTATGGTCGTGTCATTGCAGGCAGCCATTTAATTGCTGCCAACCTTGAAGTGTCTGATGACTCAGACCCGCTAAAGATAACAACGCAATCTCCAGGCAAAAACACATTCCGAATTAACGGTGAGCAGGTAAGCCAAAAGCTAGAGAGCCATGGCGGACTGAAAGGGCGAAGAAAGACTATTGAGATCAAGGGAAGTGATGCAAACGAAAAGAAAAGAATTTTTGTTGACAAAAAATTTGCTCCTAACGGTGACGCAACCCTGGAGGAAGAGCAAGAGCTTAAAAGTGATAAGCTGGAATACAGAAAAGCTGTAAGAAAAAAACTTGATATTTTATTTAAAATAGATAAAGGCTTGTTTGATTATGTTGCTGGCGAAGGTTCAACTATCATAGATGGGTTCATAAGGTACAGGATCACTGTTGAGTTGACAGGGAAGGATCCTGATCCAACTGTTGCAAGTGCGGACGTGACTGTCCAGGGCCTTCTGTTGAAAAGCAAAAAACACAACATCGTGTATGGTCACAGGATGGAAATGCCGCGTGTCACAGGGCGAGAGGATGTCAGAGTTAAAGTTGAGATTATTGATGCCGAGGTGCATGATGATGCACGGCTGATCTTTCACGCCTACGGCTACGGACTTTTAGACGGAAACGACTGATTCACCATGGCTCTCAACTCTAAAACCACGCTTAAAATTATTGACGCACTCTGCGAGGGACCGATCGAAGGATTGGTGCTGGCAGGAAAATCCAAGAAAAGCGTTTTTTTAAATGAAACGATAGTAACAGGCAGACAGTATTCCACTGAAACTGTCAGGATCTCGACTAAAGATGGGACCGGCACGCAAGGCACGTTTGAAGAAGGGTCTACGTTTAAGGATCAGCAGACAACAATTATTGATGTCAATCGGGAAATTGGGTCTAGCTATAGCGAAGAGTTAACTGATGACAACAAAGTAAGAAGCCGTAATTATGGTAAGGGCCAAGTCGTGCAAGCCATATCCCAGACAGACATAGATTTTGTTGAGCTTGTTTTTACGATTCCAAAGTTGTTTTGCGTAGCTGAGGAGGGCTTGGCCCGTGGGCAGCTGTTTTTTGCTCAGATCAAGCTGGAGTTGCACATTTGCGGCACCGATGGCACTTGGAACCCAGTAAATATACAAGTTGAAAGCCAAGAAAGGAAAAATATAATCAAAGGTATATGCACGTCAAGCTATCAATTTAAGACGCAAACTATTGATTTGACAAAGAAAAAATACGGCAAGGGGCCTTACAAAATAAGAGTTCGTAAGATTGAGTTCAATGAGCCTGAAGATGCGTTCGAGATTTCATTTAGAGACTTTGAGGATGTTCCAGAGAAAACCCCTATAGCCAGCAAGCGTGCTGATCAAATTCTGTTGACAAGCATTATTGTCGGCAAAAAATTTGGCACAGCTTATCCGCACACGGCGCTTGTCTCTCTCAGCCTAGACGCAGAAGAGTACAGCACGTTACCCGCCAGGGCGTATGACGTAAAAGGTCTTAAAGTAAAAATACCGTCTAATGCAAGTGTCGAAAAAAGTGGCAGATTGAAATTTGATGACGTGCCATTTGACGGCAGCTTGCAGGAAAATAGGGCTTGGACAACGTGCCCGGTTTGTTG